TCTGTCGGGTGGTGAGATGGAGCCATCAGCGCAAATCAAGGTCAACAACATTGCGCCTGTGAACACGACGTCGATTAAATATGATGGCAGTCCATCAGGCCACCCGATGAGCTTGATGAATCGCGGGATGATCAGCGATTTCATTGATGAAAAGACCGAGGACTTAGCCTCTGTAGAGTACGTTGATAACGCAGACAGGATCTTGGACGCGGAGATACAGGAACTTGCCCTTGCGCTGAACACACTGCTCGCCCAAAGAGATCATGGTCAGTGGGAGTTCGTGGGTCTTTTACAGGACGCAATCCCACGCAATCCTGGACAGTTTAGTTTGCAGGATGCGTTTACGTCTGAAGAAAACGTGCTGATACTCAACAGCGAAGACTTGAAAGGAACCACTCATGCACTAGGCACTGTCAAGGTTGGTGACTACGTTGAGGTTGTTGACCTAGAGCACCCTGATGACAACGTGCTGTATGTAGTGACTGATGATGACTTAGGCTCTGGCACTCTGCTGGAGGTATCGGTATCGCTTAGGGCATCCTCTGGTGAGATCAAGATTGGTGATAAGTGCGAGGTTCGATTCTTTGCCATCAATCAGGAAGACATCAGCATATCTGATCTGGATGCTCGCTACCTGAAGCTAACCGGCGGCAAACTGACGGGCACTCTTAATGCACCGAGGATAGAGGCACAGAAGCTAGAGGGTGGTGAGGCCATTATGCTCATTGAGGGCAAATTAGCCAACAACACCTCTGCCGCTAGACTGACTTTCTCAAACAAGACTAACGCCAATGCTTACGGATCTCTTACTTGGCAGGGTACAAGCGGCACTGGCTGGTTCCAGTTCAATAAAGACTTGGACATGAGCAACAAGGGCTTGCATTCGGTTGGCCGCATTAGGCTGACCGGCGACAAAACAATATCCGAGGGCAACAACAGTAGGATACTGCTGGACAACAGGGTTGTCATTACGAAGGCCAGTAGCAATGGCGCTGGCTTTCTCGTCAAGGGCAAGACGAACGGCGCTAGCAATGGGGATCTGCTCTATACCTATCACAACTCCAGCGGCCTTGATGCCATTAGCTACGCGGGCAGGCAAGACGGAGCCGCCCACCTCGCAACCGTTGGCTACGTTAATAACGCTGTATCTGCAATCGCTACCGTGGGCAGGCGGTTCAAGTATTCAACGGGGTCATCTCCCGCCGATGGATATTTCTCGATCAGCGGCGCTGACATTTTGTTTAGTTTCGTGGATCTGGATGGCGTCACCCGCAAGATGACAAGTGGGCCGGATTTCGGGTGGACTAATTTCGGAAGAATGACGATATGGAATTCGGACGGCGAGCTTTGGTATGCCGCAGAGTTGACTCGTTCGACGAATTACTCAACAACCGTGCTGAGGCTTTACAAAGAGTCAGTGAAGCTAGACAGGACGCTGGTGGTAGACGAAGAGTACGACATAACGATTGAAGGGTATTGGTGATGCAACCAGTAGATCAGAAGAAGTTTAATGAGATGGTCGCTAACTGCGAGAGGATTCTTACGGAGATGAACAAGCGTATCACTGCGCTTGAGCAGAAGGCAGAAAGAAAGCCACGGCAGAAAAAGCCAGAGGAATCTGTTGAATGCTGATTCAGATTACAGACAAAGAAGTCGATGAGGCTCGAGAGATGTTCATGCTCAAGGGCTGGGAAGACTTTATGGAGCAGGTTAGAGAGATGGTGCAGGACTGCACGATTGATAACTGCAAAGACGCAGATGATCTTATGTTTCAAAAGGGACGGTTAGCAACATTGCGAACCATCCTGGCGTATGAAGACATGATTCTTCATGCCGAGAAAGAGATTGAAGGTGGTTACGGCATTGAGTCGACGCTACTTCAGTAAAGGGATAGCTAACTTATTTCCGGTGAGTCAGCAATATATCCCTAATAAAGCCCCGACAGACCCTTTGTGGAGCGGGGAAACACAATTCCGATAGACCTTTAAGGAGCGGAAAAATGGCTACATGGATTGAACAAGAGGCAGAAGAGCAAGAGGAAGCAGGACAGACCGAGGAAGCCTTGGAGAGCTCTAATGAGCTTCATGAAGAGGTGGACGAGGAGCCTGCCGAACAGGTTGCTGGAGATGATGAGGAGCTTGGCGTTGCCTATCGCGGTAAGTCTGCGAAGGAAATAGCCAAGATGCATCGTGAGCTTGAGGCACTTATGCACCGTCAAGGTAACGAGCTATCCGCATTGCGACAGCAAGTAGCTACTAAGCCCTTGGCACAACCCGAGCAAGAACCGGATTCTGGTGAAGATGATGACGTTGATTATTTTGTGGACCCCAAGAAGGCGGTAAGCCGCTCGATTGAAAACCACGAGGTAATCAAGGAATTCAAGCAAGCAACAGCACAGATGAAGCGTGAGGCTGGAGTACAGAAGATGCTGGCTAAGCACCCTGACTTTGGAGAGATCATTAACTCAGAAGAGTTCAAGGCGTGGTGTCAAGCAACCCCTGTGCGACAACGGCTACATTATGAAGCCGATCAGATGTATTCGATAGAAGCGGCAGATGAGTTAGTTAGCAACTTTAAGGAGCTAAAAGGCTCAGTCGCAAAAACGAAGGAAGCTGGAGCTAAAGCCAGAAAAAGTGCGGTGAAGGAAGCCTCAACAGGCAATTCACCATCAAACCCAGAAGGCTATTCATCTCGCAAGATCTTTAAGAGAAGCGAGTTGCGCCGAAGAAAAGTAAATGATCCCCAGTGGTATGAGGACAATGAGGACGAAATCCTCATGGCCTATGCCGAGGGGAGAGTTAGATAACCTTAAAGGAGAACGGTCATGGCTTTAGACCAGACTTGGGCAAAGGGTGACGCAGTCACTAAGACCCGTGCTAAGACATTCATTCCAGAAATTTGGAGTGACGAAATCATTGCTGAGTACGAGCACTCGCTCGTCATGAAGCCTCTTGTACGTCAGATGAAGATGACTGGGAAGAAGGGTGACACCATCCATATTCCTAAGCCATTTCGCTCTGATCCGAACGAGAAGAAAGCTGAACAGCAAGTAACCCTGATTGCCAACACCGAAGAGGAGAAGGTAATCGTTATTGACCAGCATTGGGAGTACTCAAAGCTGATTGAAGATATCGTTGATGTGCAAGCACTCAGCAGTCTTCGTCGCTTTTACACTCAGGATGCAGGTTATGCGTTAGCTCGTAAGGTTGATTCAGACCTTATTGAAGTTGCGCTGACCGAGTGGACTACTCAAGGTCACTGTACTGATACGGGTTTAGTTGTTCCTTCCGTTGACGGCTCAGCAGGGGATTTTTCGGACGCGGCTTTCCGTGATGCGATTCAGGTCCTCGACGACAACGATGTACCTATGGACAACCGTAAGCTGGTGATCCCGCCTGCGGCTCGTAATCAAATCATGGGCATCGACCGGTACGTGTCTTCGGACTTTGTAAATGGTCGTGGTGTTGTGAACGGGAAGATTGGTGAGCTCTATGGTGTAGACATTTATGTCTCTACCAACCTGACCGCCAATAATTCTGGCGAGAAGCCTTGTCTTCTGTTCCACACTGACGCTCTGGTATTTGCTGAGCAGTTGGGTGTACGTGTACAGACTCAGTACAAGCAAGAGTACCTTGCAGACCTGATGACTGCCGACACGCTTTACGGTAAGGACGTTTACCGTGAAGACAACGGTGTTGTCATGTGGGTTGCAGGTTAAGAACCACGGGGGTCGAAAGGCCCCCTTTACCATATTTCGGAGATTGTTATGAGTTTTGAACGACCTAATGGCCCTACCTTTTTCGGGGATAAAGATACGCTCCCGACAGGCAACGGGGACAAAGTAATTAAAGGCTCAGAGGTCGATGCTGATTTCAATGCGATCTCTACAGAGCTAAACGAGATTGATGCTTGGAAGGAAGCGCAACTAGAGTCTAATCAGAATGCCTACGACGAGCTTGTTAAGCACGAACTAAGAATCAACAATCACGAAGAAAGATTGGACCTTCTTGATGGTGGAGAAACTGGAGACGATCCAGAGCTTGTTTTAGGGAAGTTGCACGTAAAAGGTTTGATTTCCTCAGATAGCTCAACCGAGCTTGGTGATAGCAACGACGACCAGCACGTATTCCACGGTGACGTTTATGTAGGCTACACAGATCCGAGCAATGTGCCTGATACTTCGCTAGGTGACGTTACCCCCGGAACACTCTTCCTGAGCAGGGGCGTGAAGCTGGTACAAGACCCCGCATCAAATGACGGTCACATTCCCAGCTTTAACGCAGGGGGCTTTAAGGTAGTAAACCTTGGCCGTGGTGTGAACAATCAAGACTCCATTAATTTTGAGCAGTTCAATGAGTTCAAGCAAGCCCAGCTTGGATCAAACCAGAACGTATATGACTACCTTGTGCGTATGTCATTGATCTTAGAGAGCTCATCGACCTTTGAAGAGTACAAGCAGAATATGCTTGCTAACCTGCGATCTACCATTGAAAGCATGGAGGCATAAGATGGCATACCGCCCCAAGCATGACTACCGATCCAAGGACGCTCTTGAGCGTGGCGATCCCAATAAAAGGGTTATGGGCCGGGAGTTATCCGAAGACTTCGAGGCCATCAGTGCCGACCTAAAAAATGTTCACCAAGAGCTTACAAATGAAAACGGTGAGATTGGTGACCTTCATATACAGGTAGACGCCAACGCTGAGGCCATCAAGGACATTAATCTTGAGATTGACGGCATTAAGGTAGACGTAGAGTCCAATGCCGATGCCATCAAAGACATTAACCTTGAGATCGACACCATCAATGAGAACATCACGAACATTGAGGGCGATGTTGCAGGAAACAAAACAGAGATTAACAACCTCCGTGATGACTTTGATAACCATGAACACGCTCTTGATGACCTGAGTGACGTTACGAGCAACAACCCAGACAGGGACGACCTGCTTATCTGGAACGGTACTAACTGGGTGGCGGATGACTTTGCCTTTATTCAGACAGCACTCCGCTTCAAAGGGGGCATAGCACCAACAGCAAATGCCCCGGCCAATCCAGAGGCCGGTGATCTTTATGTCTTTGACGCGGACGGAACACTAAATGCAAGCTGGGGCGTGTTGTCTGGGGTTGCTGTAACTACCGGTAAGTTTGTTGGCTATGCCGCAGACACCCATAACAGGTGGTACTTGCTCGGAAACATGGCCGATACCGGCGTGATGAAGGTTAGCCCTGGCACAGCAATTGAGGTAGATGATTCAAAGCCATCGGAGCCTGTTGTCAGTGTTGATCGTTCTGAGCTTGATACGTGGTATCCAGACAAGAATGACGTAGAGGCCGATCTTGATTGGGTGCATAACAACGAAACCAACCACAATCTTATCTTGGGATGGAATCCCAGCACTGAGATTTATCATAACGATCAGGTTTTACTAGGGAATCGCGTCAAGGGCCAAGGCGGATCAGTAGCTATTGGCGCTGACGCTGATTCAAAGATCGGTGGTGTTGCGATAGGGTCTAACGCGAAGGCAGGTGATACTGCCGTTGCTATTGGCGAAGATGCCGCCGCCGGTGACTTTGAGTTTGCGATAGGCAAATACATCAGTGCCGTCAATTTCTCGAATGCAACGGTACAAGCCAAAGACTACCTAGACGCTGACGGTAACTCTATCATCGGGAATCACGATGGTGACATAGCGAATCTTCAGGGGCAGATCAATACCAACGCTGGCGACATCTCTGCGCTGAGAAATGATTTTGATAATCACGATCACGCTTTAGATGATCTTTCGGATGTTAGCGCGTCAAACCCAACAAAGGATGATCTGCTCATTTGGAATGGCTCATCATGGAGCGCAGACAATTTTGATTTTATACAGACTGCACTGAACTTTAAGGGTTCAACCAATGTTGCTCAAGCGGCTCCCTCGGCGGAGCAGGGCGATCTTTACGTCAATAACACGCAAGGCACAGCGGCGGCTAGTTGGACGGGAATCTCTGGCACTGTAGTAAACGCCGGTAACTTTATTGGCTATGCGAATAGTCGCTGGTATCTCTTGGGCGAGATGGCTGATATAGGTGTGACTGACGTTGTTCAGGGGCTGGGTATCTCTGTCGATGACAGCAAGCCCTCGGAGCCTGTTGTTTCTGTAGACCGCACCGAGACTGATAAGTGGTACGCCGACAAGGGGCACAACCACTCAGGCGTTTACGAGCCTGTCATCAGCCCAAAGAATAGCGCGTTCAATAAGAACTTCGCTGGCTCGGGTTCTGCGGCTACTGTTTCAAGAAGCGATCACACCCATAGCCAATATCTTGAGAGCTACACCGAGACTGATCCCACGGTTCCAGGCCACGTTAAGTCGATATCAACGACAAACATTAGCAACTGGAATTCTGCGCATTCGTGGGGGAATCACGGTAGTCAGGGTTATTTGAAAAGCGAGACTGTATCTGCTGGTTCTGGTAGCACCGTGTCCGACATAAAGATTGTGGTGGGCAAGACGGGCACTGATCCCAACACTCTCTACTTCGTGGTGTGATGAATGGCCCCTATATACAAAGGTGACACTGAGGTACTGACAGGCCAGCTAAAGCTGGGCAATCAGGATGTCAAGGAGGTTTACCTTGGCACTGAAAAGATATGGCCCTCCAAGATTGTTTATCCTGATCCTGTTGATAGGTTTTTCTGGAAAGTATATGGGCCAAATAATGCCGAGGATATAGGGCTGATAGATTCTTTATCGCATCGTCTTACGCAAAGGCCAAACGTGCCTCAAGGCGCGCCGCCTAATTTAGATTCTAGTAGATCAAACACCAGCGCCAATATTTACCAGAACAAACGGTGTTTCTTAATTCAAAATGTCTACAAGATAGATACCAAGCAGAGAATTTACTGGCAAAACGGAAAAGCCAAATTCACTTTTGATATGAAGAAGTGGAAGCTCGTTGATACAGATTTTAACTGTAAGCTCAAGTTAGTAGCTAGTGCTATTAGATTCATTCAGAGCATTACTGGTCCTCGTCAGCGGTGTGGAACAATGTTCATTTTGATGGGTATCCAATCGCGCAGTGCGAGTCCTATTACCAAAGTCCAAGCGTAATCAACATTATCACTTGGACTGGTACGGAAGGCTATAACGAGAAAACATGGGTTTCAGAGAAAACGGTAGCTGAGTATTTCGAAGAAGATAACGGGCTAGTTGATATTGATCTTACTTGGGCTGTAAATCGTGATGATGGGAATGCCGCCGCTACCAGGTTTGCATTTGGAGAGTCAGGAAGCACGTTTAATATTAGTTTTGATCTTGATGAAATTAGCTTCACTACAGAGGAGCCAGATTCCGAAAACCCAGAGTTCCACCGATGCTCAAATACACGCCATGTCGGAAACATGGAATCCGATAAGCCGGTTTTTAGAGACAACTATAGAATCACGATTGGCTCAGTAAACAATACGGTAAGGATTTGGGAGTTTAGGACAAGCCCACCAGAATACTTAGTCAAGGCTCCGTATGTCGGCTTTGGGCATAAAGAAGGCAACAGGGACGAGACAAACCGATTTTATTTCTGGGGCTGTACTTCTGGCACTGACGCAAACCAGCTTGCGGCTCAATTAAATAACGATGATCTTAATGAGCTACACGTTAATGGGGTTAGCCTAGATTTATATAGTGTGGCTAATCGAGGGGCGTGGAAGGCATTTCAGGGATCGGTTCTCGGTGGCGGTGTTGCGTGGGGCGTGTATGTAGACATTCCAAATACATTGTCGGCGGTTTGGGATGCTCAGTATCAAGGCGTAAATTTTGTGGGGCTTACACCATAAGGATTCTTTTATGAAGAAATTAGCAGTGGCAGTGACGTTGATGATGGTGGGATGTACTTCTGTAGAGGAGAAGCGGGAGTACAGGCAGGCCCAGGTGGATATGGTGAAGGTCCAACAACAGTCGAAAGAAGCTATTGCGTTGCAGAGAGAACAGGCACAGGCGCAGATGTGGAGTGCCGCCGCAGAGATAGTCAAGGCCAATCCCGATAGCGCGGATGCCTTCGCAGTTGTCATGGGGGTCAGGGTAGCCTCCGAGGATGATCAACAAGATGCCCCGTTGGTGACGCTTCAGCGCGAAGAGAACGAAGCTCTTGCGGTGGTCAAAAGCGTTGCACCTGCCCTCGTGACAACCCTTGGACAAGTTGGCATAGCCGCCTTGCAAGCTGATGTAAACAAAACCCAGTCTGACAACGCGGCAAGGGTAGCCATAGCGGATGCGGCGACTGACGCAGACATTATGAGATCGGTAACGGGTATGGCTCAGGTAGGGCTTAACAGGGCAACAACTCAGGTTGGTGGTGATTACTACGTGGCTGAGACTCTTGACCAGTCATTGACGGAGACTAATACGGTGACAGATGCCTCGACTAGCACGACGACTGAGACCAACACATCAACGAGCACAGAGACCAACACATCAACAACAACATCTGACTCGAATAACACAAACACTGAGACATCAAGTGAAACAAATACTGAAGGTAGCTATAACACGAGTGATTCTTACAACAATTCTAGCGACAATAGCTCTGACACTAATAGCAGTGGTGAGTATCAAAGTGCTGACGGATCGTATTTAAGCGCAGACGATATCAGAGCGTTGTTGGGCGCTGGCTTGAGGGTCAGGGTAGTCATTGGCGGGGAAGAAGTTGAAGTTGTTGATTGCGGTGACGAACTAGGGTTTGGACCGGAGGCTTGTTAATAGATGTCTGAAACAATCTATAACATTATTGCTAATCAAGAGCAGTCCAGAAGCCAGTCTGGACTCTTTGGTGCGGCTCAAGCTGATGACAGCGCGGCCCCTAACTTTGGGGGAACGGCAACACAGGCTCAGCTTCAGGAGCAATATAACAATGACCCACACCTTCAGCAGACGTTTGGCGGTTTTGATAACTACCTTGCCTACATGGGTGAAGCCAACGATATGCTTGGCAACCAGTCTTGGTGGACTTCTGAGGGCATAGACCAAAGGGCTCCTTCTCAAATACTTAGAGAGGGTGAAGATCTTAGTAGAGGGTCAGGTCAGGTTACTGACGTTAATGACTTAAGGCAGTCTAACTACAACGCTCGTCAGAGCGGATACCAGCAATGGTTAATGTCTGAAGAGAATCAGGCATTGATGAATCAGTACGGCATTGCGCCCACGATTGTAGACGATAAGGGCGATACCTATACGTGGACTGGCAATGGGTATATGCGTACCGATATCAACGAAGACTCAAGGCTTGGGATTAATGATGTCGCCAAAGCCGCAATTATCGGGACAATAGGGGCTGGATTAGGAGGTGCCGCAGGGACTGCCCTTGGTGGTTCTTTGGGTCTTGGTGCCGCTGGCACAGGAGCAGTCAAGGGAGCCGCTACAGGGCTTTTAACGGGAGCACTTAGCGGTGATGTTACTGCTGAGGGGGTGATTTCTGGAGCCCTTACAGGCGGTCTGACAGGGGGTCTTCAGGACTGGACAGGCATAGTCCCTGGGTCTGCTGTTGAGGGTCTTATCACTGGTGGTGGTGGCACGTTAATCAATCAAGCTATTGATGGTGAGATTGATCTAAAGCAAGCCGCTATTAATGGTCTTATATCCGGCGGCATTAATGTTGTTGGGGACTACTTTTCCGATGCAAGACAGAGTGCGCTACCTCAGTACGAAGGCACAATATATGAGAATAGCTCTGACTTAGCGGGGCTTGTTGGCCCTGGCGGTCTATTTGATAGTGTAAACCCTGTCGGAACCGGATGGCTCAACGACAATATCTTAGATCCCGTATTAGGTGCGGCAAAGTTTGTCATTGTTGATCCTCAAGGCAATAAATTCTTTGCTGATAAGAATGGTGTTATTGACTTTGGAGATGGCACAAGCACCACGGTTAAGGCATTTAAGTCAAATCCTGGCGGTTATTTCAATGAGTGGACTTCAGGCGTTGGCTACAACAATGGGCTGTTAAGTCTTAGTAATGATGGTTATGGCGAGGAGTGGGCAGAGCTAACTCAGCTAGAGCGAAGGCAAGAAGAGTTTGGGACTTGGACTGAAACAGACCAAGAGGCTCTTGATTGGCTCAATGCTCAAGCAGACGACGGCACTTGGTCCAGCTGGTCGGAAGAGCAGATGGCTCAGTATGAATCCCTACGATCAAGGAGTGTAAATGCATTGCGTCCTAATGATCACGAAAGATTATTAGAGCTTTATCAAAGTAATTACGAGTTTATTAATACAGCCAATCAAGGGCTTGATGAGCGTTACTCCTTTACTGATGCGCCAAGAGATCCAAACTCTCAGATATTCGGGATTCTTCAGCTTCCTCTTGAGGATGGCGGGACGCCAGAAACAACTCCGCCACCAACAAAGGCTAACGAAGGGTCAACCTCTGACAATCCCTCGCAGTCGGAATCATCCTCCTCGTCGGATTCAACATCGTCAGAAGGAGCAGAGAACTCATCGGAGGGAGATCAAGACGCATCTGGGGGAGAAGACCAAGCCTTATCGCAGGGAGATGAGCGGTACGCAGGGGATCTTAACGCGTTGCCATCTGGCTCTAGTGGATTGTTTGGCGGAGATGTCACGGCACAGCAGATCTACGAGCTTATCCTGAGAGAGACAGACCCAGAACAGCGAGCGAAGTATGAGCGGGAGCTTGAAAACTATCTAGCGTCCTCAGAGGAGGGCTCAACAATTGCTGGCTCTAACTCTGGATCAGATCAAGAATTAGGCACGGGTAGTGGTAACAGTTACGGAGAGTGGACTTTACCTGCCGCTGGTGGTGGTTCAGGTGTCGCGGAGTGGATGCTTCCTGCTGGTGCTGGTGCGGCGGCAGGTCTTCTCTCTGGCAATGTCGGAAGTGGAAACAAGGTAAGCGAAGACCCTGAGTGGGGGCCGCTGTTTAAGTATATGAAGATAGACAAGTGGCAACGCGCAAGAGAAAAGCTATACAGCGATATGACAAAAGGAATGGGAATGCTCGCATGACGTATTTAGAGATGGTCAACGAGGTATTGGTTAGGATGCGCGAGGATGAGATCACATCCGTCAATGACGAACACAATGACCCACAGCAAAAGATTGTGTGTAGGTTTGTGAATGACGCAAGGCGGTTTGTTGATAAGTCCCACACATGGAATGCTCAAAGAAAGATATGGCTTGTCGATTTAGGTTTTGATGTGGCTGGATACCCCATACCGGATTCAAATGAGTCTGCCTCGATTTATACAGTACGATGGGCAGGCACTAGCAACTGCTTGAAGGAAGCAAATGAACGCTGGATCTCAAGACAGAAGAAGCAGATAGGCACTCCTCAGTATTACGCGCCCAGCTTCAGCGATAACAATGAGATCACCGTTAGGTTTTGGCCTGTCCCCGGAGAAGAATACGTTGGCTCAACTGCGGACGTTTCTGAATACGCGGCCAGTGAGTACACCGAGGCGGAGTACAACGGAGAACCGGCGGGAGTGCAGACCATTTTGATGGAGGGATACAAGGTGAGTGCCCCCATGAAGAATGACGACGACCTTATTCGCTTACCTATTGACCCTGTTATGTACTATGCCTTGGCATATTCATCCCGTGAGCGGGGTGAGGTTGGAGGTCAGACAAGCGGAGAATTATTTGCCTTAGCTAAGCAATATCTTTCTGACGCTATCTCGTGGGACGTTAGTAACTCTGAGCTTGAATATGTCTGGAGCACACGCTAATGGCGCAACAGCTTAATCAAATTGGCATACCGGCCCCAGGTGGGCAAGGGTTAAACAGTGAGCAGTCTCCCTTTCAGGGAGGGACAGAGTTTGCCTTAAGAGCCGATAACGCTGTGGTGGATAGGATAGGGAGGATAACGTCTCGCGAAGCCTTTGCGGATTTTATTAATAACGTGGACTTTGCTGAGCCATCTTATGATGTTGTTCGGATGTGTCGCCTTGAGACGGAAGCGGTTATCCGGTCAGCAATCAGGGCTGAGTGGGGTGAGGCTACGTGGGGGTTCTCTGAGTGGTCTGCAAGGTCAGTCAATGAGGAGATAGCAGAGGATATGACCTTTGGGCTCATGGGTTTGGGCTATCAGGGCGTTAGAGGGAAGACTGAGTGGAATCAGGCCGAGTGGAATGTCGACGAGTGGAACGGCGCACTTGAGACAGCACAGCGTCCTAACTTCATGCAAGTGCCTGAGATATCTCCTGCGGCTGTAGTGGAGTATGACAGATACATTGGGTTTAAGATCGAGGGGAATCAGATCATCACGATCCCCGAGATAGCCCCAAAGAACGGCATCGCAAACGCACAGCTAGTCCCTTTCAAGGACAGCATTTATGTCTTCTCTAAGGATGAAGAGGTCATGGTCTATGACGGCGCGACAGCCGAGCCACTATCAGCCAAGTCTAACTATCTGCCGCCGCAAGACGACAATGAGTTGTTTGCAGAGAAGATAAACGGTGACGTAGCTTGTGCCGCCTACGGTAGATTGTGGGTGTCTGGAGTAAACGACGACTATCAGACCATCTACTACTCTGACCTGCTAGTCCCTGAGCAGTGGTATGACGGTAAAGCAGTGATGACCGATGACCAGAATACGGCAGGTATTATTGACGTTGCCGAGTACTGGCCCAACGGTGGGGACAAGATACAGGGCATAGCCGCACACAACGGCTTCCTGATTGTGTTCGGCAGGTACTCAATTCTTATCTACTCAGGCGCACAAGGAGATCCTTCTGGCGAGCAGGGTCTTAAGCTCGAGGACGCTATTAGTGATGTGGGATTGGTTAATCAGGATGCTATGTGCAACATTGGTAGCGATCATCTTTTCGTTGACTCTTTGGGCGTACGTTCTCTTGGCAGGGTAATTCAAGAAAAGTCTAGCCCCCTCGCAGAGCCAAGCATGAACGTGGCGACAGTGATCCGTGAGCTCATAGATAGCCAGCGAGACATGGTCAAGCTGTTTCATATGCCCTCTAGGAATCTAGCAGTGTGTTTGTTTCCTGATACTCGAGAAGCCTACGTCTTTCAGTTAGGACAACCTTCATTGACAGGCGGACTAAAAACTACTCGATGGACTGACTGTGATTTCTATGACGGAGTTACCGTAAGAACATCAATAAAGGATTTGGCGTTGCTTGCAGGTAGGGATAACCGTGGTGTTCTTAGATACTTTGGATACGAACAGCCACGACCTTACACGTTTGGTTATGAAAGCACAGTGCTTAATTTTACCGGGAACATCATGCAGACCGTGATTCCTAAGTCTGTTAGCTACAGCTTTCACTCAAAAACTTCAGACAATATCCATGCAACCTGGGGCTTTGGATCTGACATGAAGTACAGCCGAAGGTTAAAAGCTAAACCAGACAACAACATTAGTGACTCATTCTACACATCAACCACTGCCCTTAACGGGACGGGTGAGATGCTTAGGATAGGGTTTAGCGCAGACATCATAGGAGAGAAGATGTCTATGCAACAGATTTCTATTAACACATTAGTCGGTCGTTTGATCGCTTAAGGAGAAAGAGATGAGCGTACCTGGCGCACTTGCATCAATGGCCGCAATCCAGCAGGGATTGCAGAATGCAGATCAGATCAGAGAGCTTGGAAATCCTAATGAACCTGACTCATTGGTAAGCAATCTTTATGAGCTTGGGGGAGTTAATGATCCAAACTTTACCGACCTAAACCAAGAATCTCAGTTTAAGGGTTACGGTGTTACCTCTAACCTTGGGACTTCTACTGTTGGTGCAAATGGCTCAATCAACCTTGGTGTTGGTCAGAACCCGATGATGGGGAACTCAGCTGGGTCATATAATGACGCCGGTCTTCAAGCTATGAGCAACGCCATGCAGAGCACGGCGGGTAGAGAGCAGGATATTTACAACCGCATGATGGCTATGCAGAACCCCGCTCTTAATCGTGCTCAGGCCGCACAGCAAGCACGTGAGTACGCTATGGGCAGAGGCGGCATTCGTGGTAGCCAGTTTGGTGGCACTGCTGAGGACGCGGCTATGGCTAGGGCTCGGGCAGAGGCCAGCAACCAAGCATCGGTAGCGGCTATGCAACAGGCACAGCAGGAGATGATGAATCAAGGGGCATTGGCTCAGGGGTTTGGTCAGATGGCTAATCAGAATTACCAGACATCATTCCTGCCCATGCAACAACAGATGGCTTTGATGCAATTAGGTGGTAATAACGCGGATAGAGCACAGACAGGACAGCTAACAGGTCTTCAGTATCTTGCACAGATGGCGCTGGGTGGATCTCAAGTTGGTGTTAATGCAATGAAGGCGGCATCAGAGCTAGAGGGCAACCTATATGACTCTGTGTTGGATAATGCTGGCAGTATGTTTGACGGTATATTTTAAGGAGTAGGTCATGTCAGGAAGAGCACAAGCGGCAAACTTAACGGGGATGTTGTCTCAGATTGCCAGTGATGTTGGTGAGATGGGCAAGGCATACGATTGGACGCACCAGACTATCAGAGATCTTTCTGCACCAAAGCTAGATACCGACGATCCGAAAAGTCTTGTGGCCTATTCTGAATGGGCCAGACGAAATGGGAACCATGAAGATGCTCAGAAGTATGCTCAGATGGCTACAGATCTTGGCGTCCAACAGCAGAAGCAAGCGTGGACTACCAAGATGTCAGCTTATCAGAATAGCGCAGACCTTCTAACACGAGAGCTTAGAAAGAATGATCTTGACCCACAGCAAAGGGCTGGGGCGGAAAAGGCATTGGAAGGTATCTATTCCCAAATGAATACTTACGGTGGTCAGGGTGCTAAGTATGGCGGCACAGGGCGTGAGGGCACTGACTATCGACAAGGATTAGAGGAAAGAGAAAATTCTTGGATTGCTCAAGAACAGCAAATTAAAGCCAATCAGCTAGCGATTGACGCGGCCCTTAAGAAAAATGAGCGATTGTCGAGGGCTATTTTTCCACCTGGAAAGCTAGGTGATACAGCGTTTGAGAATTACAAAAGGCGAGCAGATACAGTAACTGATGGAAACTATGGTCAGATAAACAAAGACTATCAACCGTTTATTCAAGCCTCTATAGCAGGGGTTGCAACCGAGCATGCCAAAATTATGGAAGCTGAGCACGCTCGCCTTGAAAGCGAGTTTAATACCAAAGCTACCAACCTTATTGGCCTTACTCTTTCAGAAGATCCCGAAGTTGCAAGTAAAGCACAGTCAGATCTTGATGCATTAACGAGCGAGTACGAAGGGAGGTTTGGTGCGGAAGAGTACAGGCCATACAACACAAAGGACATTGGCTCAAGGGTAACAGCGGCAAGGGGTTCTGTGCTTGCGTCCTATGATGCGGCAATGGCCAGAGAAAAAGCTGAGCTTGAACTGCAAGAAGCAAGGCAGAGCTTGGGTGACAAGATATCAGAAAACATCCCGCTACAAAGAAGCGACTTCCCAAACAATACTCTGTATCAAAAGTATGTGAGCGAAGTAAATCAGGTCAGAGAGTTGTTAGGGGATGCCGGTGTTGGAAAAGTAAATAAAAAATATGCTGGTGAGGTAAGCAAGCATCTAGCATCTCTGGCTCAGGCAGTACCCCAGCAGTTGCAGATGGATATAAATAAGGTTCTTTCTGGTCTTAGGAAAGACAGTGAGGAGTTTGCGGCTATCTTTGATCCATCCTCTTGGAGCGATGAAGACGCAGAAACCTTAAGCAAGGCTATCAACAAACAAATGTATAGCACCCTGGATAAAGCTGGCGAGAGCATCATGGAAAAGTACAACGCCATAGACCAGTCAACGCCAGAGGGTAGAGCGGAGGCAAGCCAGCTAATTAATCAAGCTTTATTCACCGCATTGGAGTATCAGTTCCCAACTCTTTACGATGAAATGAGAGAAGATCTTGATGCCGAGCTCAATGGAGGACTTGTCAGTGGCGGCCTGAAAGGAGAACAAAAGGAAGCTGATGCAAAGTCCGATAGATGGAATCGAATTGAAGGCGACATGGCTCTTGGTACAGGCTCAAAATATAAGGAGAAATTAAAACAGGCTCAGGAAGCATCAGCCGCTAGAGGAGAAGAGTTTGACAAAGACAGGTTTGATCGTCTTTGGGAAGAACGCATTAAACAACTTGGCAGGAATAGAGACCCGGTTCAAGACGAATATCTTTCTCAAGATACGGCGTGGAGAATTTAATAAGTGGCAAAAAAACTGACCTTGGGACAGCTTGGCATTTCTTATGAGTAGAGCTCCAGCACCAAAAGAAAACTACGACTCCCTTAGAAACTGGATTGGAAGTCTCGAGAGTGACAACCGATACAATGTGCTTCATGGAGGCGACACCGTTGATCTCACCGAGATGACTATTGGTGAGGTCAAGGAGTTGCAACGTGAGCGGATTGAAAGTGGTGGTCAGTCTGCCGCTGGCAAATACCAAATCATCAACAAGACTCTTGAGGATCTTCAGAGAAGAAAGCCGTCATGGTTTAAAGATGACAGGCTGTTTGATGAAGAGACCCAAGACCTTATGGCTGATGTCCTTATTGATGACAGGATCAGAAGGTCTAAAAAAGGCAAAGGAGATTTTACTGAGAACCTTATTAATGAGCTAGCAAAAGAGTGGGCAGGTCTCCCTACTACATCTGGTGATAGCAATTATGAAGGTATAGCAGGGAACAGGGCTTTGACTAGCGTAGAAGACGCTAGAGAAGTAGTCGGAACATTTGCTGAAGAAATAAATCCAAAGCTCAAAGAGGTGGAAGTCACAGCCAAAAAGAAACTTCCGCCACTTAAAGAGGTAGAGGTTACAGCAACAAGAAAGCCTGAGCTAAGGCCGCAAGATATACCGCCCCCAAAGCTAAGGACTGGCAACCCAGACTTTGAGTTTCCTCCTTTAGAGGAGGTGATCGTTACTGCTCAAAAAAGAAAAGTGCCCATTGGTTTAGTCATAAAGGATATTGTAGTTGAGGCTCAAAAAAAGAAAGCTGATCCAAACCAGTGGCTAAAAGAAATACAGGTAACAGCGCAAAAGCGTGATGGAATAAGACCACCTTTAAACGAGGTAGAGGTCACCGCAGAAAAGAAACCAACCCCTAACTTCAGACCTTCTCGACCGGAAATAATTACAGGGAATCCAGACTTTGATCTCCCTTTTTTGCAAGAGGTTGAGGTTACCGCTCAGAAACGCGATGGAATAAGACAGCCATTAAATCCTGTTGAGGTTACTGCTAAGAAACGTAAAGGCATTAGACCGCCGCCCCCAAAGCTGATAACAGGGAATCCAGATTATGACCTGCCTCCTCTAGAGGAGATAGAGGTTACTGCTGAGCAACGTGATGGGATAAGGGTTCCCTTAAACGAAGTGGAAGTTACTGCTAAAAAGCGTAAGGGCATAAGGCCACCGCCTCCTAGCATAATAACAGGAGATCCTGCCTTTGATTTACCTGCGCTGGAAGAGGTAGAAGTTACGGCTGAAAAGCGTAAGGGCATACCAGAGGTTAAAGCCCCGCTAAATTATGAGGACTTTATGCCGACCGATGAGGAATTAGCCGAAAGGCTCCCATCTCCATCGATAAAAGTTACAGATGATTCATCTTTATACGATGAATTCATGCCTACTGATGACGACCTTCGTGCTATAGAGGCAAGACGGCAGAGCGAGCAGAATAAAATACTGGTCGGCGGCTTAAGAAACATTGCTCAAGGTGCAACCTTTGCATTAGCTGATGAGGCTGAAGCCGGGGTTAGATCTTTGCTTGGAGACAGGTCTTACTCTGACATCCTTGGCGAAGTTCGTAATGAAATGGATCAGTATCGTACGGAAAACCCTGTAAGTGCTTTGTATCAAGAGCTTGTCCCTGGCATTGCTACTGGCACGGCACTAGCTAGGCAGGGTGCCAAGTACGGGCTTAGCAACATGGCTACCGGAGGCGTTGAAGGTATTGCCTATGGCGCTGGGTCGGGGCGTACCGCAGAAGAGAGGGCGGCAATGGCGGCTCTTGGCGGTACGGTAGGCACTGTTGTCGGCAGGATCTTTGACCCTAGCGTAGCCTCTCGTCCCGGCGCAAAGACAGGTAACAATCGTGTAGATCCAGATATGATTGAACAGCAGGTAGAGCCCGGAGCTATCCTTTTATACAGAACAAATAAGGGAGACCTGAGGCCGGTCAGAGTTCTTGGAGAGTTAGAGAACGGAAGGGTACAGGTTCAGCTTGTTAATGGCAGAAAGTCTCAGTTTGCTGTTGGTCGGGACTCACTTGAAACTGTTGATGCCACAGGCTTTAACCACAAGGTGACACAGCAAAGTGAAGAAGCCTATGAGCAAGCCCAGAAACTAAGAGAGGTTCGGCAATACGAGGCGAGAAAGCAGGTTTCAGCCAACAGTCAAGCATCAAAAACAAATCAATTAGGCGGCCAATCATCAGCCTCTAATTCATTTGGAGAATACTTAGGTAGTAGAGCTCAATATGGATATGAGACTCAGCCTAGGCCTCGATCTGAACCTCGACCTGAACCTCGACCCGAACCTCGGCCTGAGCCACAGAAAAAAGAATCACAAGTTGAAGCGGCTAGAAAAAAATACGGTCATGTGCCTGAACGTTTTATAACGCCAGATGGTTATGATGATGTATATACTTTGTTTAGAGATTGGGACGGCTTAGATCCCGGTGCAGATGATGTATTGAAAGATGAGCTTGCCAGAGATCTTGCAAGAAACTTTGATGATATTCCTGTTGGTGGGACATTTAATCGAATAACGCTAAACAAAAATAGAAATACTAGCAAAGATAAACTATCAGAAACCATCCTCGGTATTGACTATAGAGAACGCATAACTCCTTTAATGTATAGGCTTGAGGCCGCAGGGTTTGCTGAAAATGTGCCCAATAGCACTGGCGGCTTTGTGATGAAAAAGATCAGAGAAAGCCAGCCAAGGCCAAAGCAAAAGCCGAAAAGCCAGCCGGAGCAACAGCCAGTAGGAATGCTTGGAGGCAGGTCAACACCAAAAAGAACGCCTGAAGTTGAGTCGATAAAAAGAACGCCTGAAGTTGAGTCGATTGCAGAAAAAATAGATCCCAACTCTGACTACAATCGTGTCTTCAGTGACCTCCGTGCTGATAGGCCATTTGATAATGTCGATGATTCTATTGTTGGTGCACCAAGGCTTCGTGATGCTACCAACGTCGGTGAGGTATGGCAGGGATTAAAGGCTAGCTTCAAAGGTATCTACAATGAATGGCTTCGTGGCGTAAGCGATACCATTATGGCCGAGGTAAGCCCCCGGCTTGGAGCTTTGTATCAGCGAATAGATGAGACCTGGCTACGAACCATCAATAAAGAGATGGATGAAACTGGACTTATCGAAAGGTTGGCTCCTGTCATCCAAAGAATGGAAACAGATAAAGAGATCAAGGGAATCTATCTTGATTTCTCTGCTAACTTTTTATCTAAAGGGCTTAAGGGTAGAGAGGGATATGCTACTTCCCTGAGTGAGCTTCGCCGCTTGATGACCGGAAAGCTGGATGAAGAACAAATCAATGCGCTAATGGAATACATTGCTTGGTCAGGGCGAAAGAACAGAAGAAACATGACGGCGATTAGCGGAGCAGAATACGATCCCTATGTAACCTATGGCGCAACGCGCCTGAATAAAGCCGCCGCAAAGAAGATGGCTGACGAGCAAAAAGAAAAGATCCCCCCGGAGGAGATTGAGGCTGAAGATGATTGGTGGACGCAACTGCCAGCGGATTCAGGGCTGAAGAGAAGAAGCCGGGGTAGTTATCTAAATGATAGAGTTAATCAGAGACGCAAGGCAAAGCGTCCTAATCCTGATGATTATGAGAATCCTATTCTGACTGACATCCAGCGCACGTTTAACCTGGAGAAGTTGTATCAGATTTCTAGGATGACTGGTTTTAAACCAACCAATCTAAAGAAGAATAAGAAGGGTCAGTTAGTTCCCATGACTCCCGAAGAATTTATGAAGGCTTGGCAGGATGATCTTATTCGCCGAGGGATAGATGCTGACAAGGCTGAGTATGCGATAAGCCTTATTACTCAAAACATAACGGGATCCTCCAGAACCCCGCATCCCTTATTGCAAGCACTCAATTCTTTTACCTATCTAACCACTCTTGCTGGTCCTATGTCTGCGATCTTGAATCTGGCTGACGTTCCATTATCCGCCGCCAAGTTTGGCTCAAGAGAGATGCTAGATGATGCGATTACTAAGAGCCCACTAGATCTTCAGAGGATGGGCTTAAACAACCAGACCTACGGAGAATTTGTTAATAGGATAAATGAATCCCTTGCTGTAGATCGAGGAAGGATGCATAAGCTGGCTTCTAACATGAGGAACCTGACGGACTTTGCCATGAAGGGGTCTTTGTTTGCGGCCTTTGACCGAGTAGGTAAGCGTGGTGTTATGGACACTGCGTGGAATAGCGCGATCAAGCTGGCTAAAGAAGATAACCTTGCTGATATGTGGGGCTTTTACTTTACTCCGCAAGAGTTATCTGCAATCAAGAAAGGATTACTTAAACATGGCAAGGACTTTGATGCCTATACTCCTGAGCAAGCAGACCTGATTGAGCAGTTATTAGTCGCCGCGCTGGGCCAACAACAGCTTATCTCATCTGCTGGTAGGCCAGCGGCATGGGCTAGGCATCCAGACCTTCGGGGCTTGTGGGCATTGCGTGGTTTTGTCATCAAGCAACAGGCTCTTGCTCTGCGTGAGGTTGTGGATAACCTTCGGAGAGGTGAGGTTGATAAAGCTGTGGGCTTTCTTAAGCGTTATGCTTTGTGGGGTGCTGGTGGTTTTGCGGTTATCAATGAGGGTAGACAGTTCTTGTTTGGTGATGGTAATGCCAGCATCGGAGGAATGGTTAGGGGTTACGGTGATGCGTGGGCATCATTGCTGACCATGAATACCGTTGGTCTTAATGATTATCAATGGGGCAGAATACAAGAAGATGGATGGATTAGTACATTTTTAGAGGGTTCTCGTCCTGTTGTGCTTGACAGGCCTTACGATGTGGCAGAGAGAACACTCGGGGCTATGACAGGTAGCAGGTATCTTCGAGAGCCTGTCATTGACGCACTCCCCTTTGTTAAGCAGTCTCTAAGGGGTATCAGGAATGCTTCTGATCTAGTTGGATTTGAAACTACAGAGCAGATTACTGAGCGTTTGCTAGAAAGAAAGCCAAGATAGCGTTAATCCCACGATACAAAGTCTAGCCATCCGGCATGGCCTTTCGTTCTTATCTGTTTCATTTCTTTTAGCTCCTCCCGGTAGTGGTAAACAATGTCTTTGAACTCCTTATGCATTCGCTTGGCCCTTCCCAAGTCCCTCTCTTTTTCTTTCAGAAGCTCTAGGGTTCCTTCGCCGTAGCAGTCCAGGTAATGATCCCTAAAGTGTTCAGGGTTGGAGCCGTATTTCTTATGGCATCCATAGCAGTGAGCAAAGGCATTGTCTTTGTCATATCGGATAGCCCACCTTCCTCGTGAGAAGTAGTGAGAGCAGTGCAATCCTGTGCTTTCCCGAGGGTATTGCTTGCCACATCCTTGGCAGGTGTAGTCCGTTCTTTCCCTGACGCACTTGCTAAAGTGTCGATCTGCCGCATTGATTTTGATATTCATACTACCTCCTCTGCTGATTTAAGCGAGTCTTTCAATGTCTGGGGGAACGGGGCGTATATCCCACACTCTTGGGCAAGCCACCGTGAGAGCGTCTCAGCGGCCTCAGAGAGCTGTTTAGCAGACAACCCTGTGGTAGACCCCTTGTCGTACATTTTCTTGATGACGAGCTTATACAGGACTTCCTTGACGATGTTCTCTGTCCAAGGAATGTCCATGGTGGGGACAAGGGGGTGAGTTAACTCCTGCCCGGAGTCGTTAAAGAGCGTTGCAATCTGCCTAAACCAAAGGTGCAGTGCGTTATTCTGACGCTGAGTGCGCGATCCCACCGATAATGTGTAGACCATCGTGACACCTTGGTTTAACTGATCGTCAATAAAGTTCTTAAAAAACTCTGCCTTATCCTTATTGTCTATAACCCAACTGTTTCCCATGTACTTGTCATCTCCTAAAACCCGCATCGTTGTTTGGTTTCCCGGGTTTCCCCGGTTTCCCCGGCTTACCGAGGAAGGGTCGTTAGTGGTCACTAACCACCCCCTCTCTGAAATACAGGGAAACTAGGGAAACTAGGGAAACCGCATAAACACTAGCTTTCAAGCGACTCAACCTCCTCACGCCAACTGATCCACTTGGTATTGTTGCTTGCCCTATCAACCCTAACGTTAATAGCAAGGCCTCTTAAGACCTTGATTGCTTTGGCTACCCTGTTTCTGCCTACTGAATTTGGGTTGAGCTCTGGATCTTGTCGGTCAGCAAGAATATCTGATTGAGACTTCTCGCCCTGCCCTCGCAATACATTCCTGAGAAATAGAAACTCATCCTCGAAGTCCCAGATTCTTCTCTTAGCGGCATTCTCTTTGTCGATCTTTATCTTCTTGCTTTCATCGACAAACCTGAATGACCGAATCATGTGCTCATACCCAAGAATCTCCGACTTCTCAAACTCAAAGAAGAACTCTTTATCCATCCCGCCCCTGTCTTTTCCCCGTCTCATGTGCACAAGCTGAACAAGCTTCTCTTTGTCGGTCAGTGCTCGCATGGAATACATGGCATCACAGTTATCTTCTAGGTCTTGCAATCCCTTGAATATAGGCCATCCATCATCATCCTCATGTTTGTTTGCATGGGACAGCAACAAGCAGGTTCCTCCTTGAGTGTTGATAAGTCGTGTAAAGCGTAGGAAATCAGCGACCTCGCTGGTGTTTAGGTCACAGAACTTGGTTAAGGTATCAAAGACAACCAGCTTGTCTCTAAGGTGGCCGGCAACGGCTAGCTGGTGGAGATTAAATTGAAGCTGTTGGGTGCTTATCTGCTTCATACTGCTAGACATTAAACGAATACCGTAAGACTTAAAGATTTTTCGCTTTTGTTCTAAGTCATTGAGCCCATCGTCTTCGTTGCAGTAGATAATATCTTCGCCTTTGATGTTTCCTTTTTTTATCTCTTCTATTAGCGCGGCTATGGTTAGCAGGGTCTTTCCTCCGTTGGGCTTTGCAAACAAGACCACCGTGCTAGTCTTCTTAATCATCTTCGGTATCCAGTACCCCTCGCGGCCAAGCCGCTCGTAGGTGGATTCGATCTCATCACTGGTGTCCAGGTCGGAAAGAGGATCTTTGTTATTGCGTTGATAGTGCTGGTGTTCTAATGAATTGGCATCTAAATCTAGATTGAAGTGATGTTCTTTGGCTTGTCTCGCTTCGAGGATGGCGATTTCTTGTAAGTAATCATAACTTTCTGGCGGCATTTTCTTAACCTTTTATAAGGATTGCTAAAGAACATAGAAGTTTACCATGTATTAATGCATCTTTGGCAAGTGTTGCTAATCTTTTCCCATGTGTTTATACTATTGCTGTCCTTCGGGATACTTTGCATTTATTAAGGAGAAAAGTTATGGGCAAGGGTGATACAGGTGTGGTCGACATTCATGGTAAGGCATACAAAACCGTAGCCTTACGGGTAAGTGAGTTCAGACAAGCGCACCCTAATTACACTATCGCAAGTAATGTTGTTGTCGCTGATGACGAGAAGGTTGTTATCAAGACAGAGATCTCAGATGAGTCCGGTCGAGTTATCTCTACTGGATTTGCTGAGGAAGTACGATCCGCTTCTCGCATCAACAAAACCTCTGCATTTGAAAACGCTGAGACCAGTGCTGTGGGTCGAGCGTTGGCATTCTTCGGCCTTGCTGGGTCAGAGATTGCTAGCGCAGACGAGGTAGCTGGGGCAATCAATCAGCAGAAAACACAAGAGGCTGTCGAGCATCTTGTTAAACACAATGAGGCAATGAAGGCTAACTTTGAAGCCATCTTTAATATCAAAGAAGGTATCAGAGCAAATGATCCTTATAAGGTTCTTGAGAACTTGCAAGATATATCTAATGAAGATCAAGAATCCTTATGGGTTGCTTCAACCAAGGGCGGTGTATTCACCACCCAAGAAAGAGCGTACTTCAAAACCGATGAATTTAATGCAGTAAGAAAAGGAGCGGCGGCATGAGTAACAACGACAAAGAATTTGTGGCAGGGCTTTACGCAAAGAAGCCACTGGATTCAATGCCTGATTTTGTTAAGGCAACAGTAGGTGTTAAATGGGAGGAGTTTTTGCCTTGGCTTAGGTCAAAGCGAGACGAAAATCCTGGCGCGGAATGGCTAAACCTTGAGCTCTTAGAAGCAAAGTCGGGTGAGAGTATTTACTTTTCCGTCAATAACTATGAAGGATCTTCTAAAAAGAAAGAAGATCTTGAGATACCCTTTTGATGCTGTGGTGGCATATTTGGGGAGCTAGTCTCCCCCTTTTTTAAGGAGAGTATGAATGAAGATGGAATTTGTTAAGCACTCAGAGCTATTCGATATCTTTGATTGCGGCACATCTCCCAAATTAATGAAGGTTCTTGAGTCTCAAGGCATTCCTTACATGGTAGATGGAAAGGGCAAGCCGTTCACAACGAGATCAGCTTTGAACAAAGCATTCCCCGAAGGAAAAAAAGAACAGGAGCTTGCTGGGTTTGATGCCTAAGACATGAACATCTTCCCGCCTCGGCAGGCTCCTTGCCAATTCTTTCCTCCGCTTTTGGTTGGACAGGGGGTTCCTTTCTCTCGTTGCATATCTAGCGGGGAACACCATCACGCCCTGTTTCCCCTATCGCTCACCGCAGGTTTCTTTACGAGTCTCCCATTTTCCTTCGCCGGGACTCCACTCGTGCAACCGTCTCCATAAGCTTTCAATACGCTTTAGGTTGTGCCCAACAGCAACCAGCCTTGGGCCATATCCAAAGTCTTTGACTTTAGCTACGTGTAAGAATTGCTTTCTGCCTATCCAGCCTACAATATTCATAACATCATCATGATCTGTCGGTGTGACAAGCACTGCTAGTCTTGCTTTAAATTTCTCTTCGTTATCAAAGATCAATCCATTGCTCTGCTTGTTAGTAAACTTTACATCAATAGAGACATCACCAAACCACAGGTCAATACCGCCATCAGTAACCACGTTGACTGTAGGTAGGTTCGTGCCTAGTAACCTGGCGACTGCAAACTCTGCCTTGAATCCAAGAGCATTGGCTTCTTCTCTGGTTTGGTTTTTATTCTCAAGACGAGGGGGAACTCCCCGCATCTCGCAAAGAGCCACAGTATCGTGGCCCATTAGGGTGCAGTTGTGGACATCTTCAGGGCTAAGACGTACTAACATTTGCCGGGGAGGTAGGGTTCTCTTATGTCCTCTACCAATTCCAATGCCATCTCAAGCAGATGTAGGTCTAGATCTTCTTTGTCTATGTGTTCAGATATGCAGAAATGAATCTGTTCTAGCTTTTCTAAGGTAGCTTTTTCTTGGTTACTCATTAGATGCCTCCATGAAGTTACTCCAGTCCTCGATGTAGTAGGTGTTGTTGTCGTGCCGTTCCTTGGTGGCTGTATATCCAAGGAGGTTGACCCAGTGATGGGGAGGCCCATAGATATGGCAGTAGTCATTCTCGCCTGACTCAGTGACAGACCAGATCTGATCCATCTCAAAGCCAGCATCAAGGGCTTCGTCTATACTGCTGAAGAAGTCTCCTCCCTCAGTGCGGTACTCTTTGAAAGGAAAGTCTTGTTCATATTCCATTTAGATATCTCCGTGCTGGCAGTTAGCGTGTCGTTCAGCTTGGGCTTCTACAAAGCCAAGCAACCTTTCTAAGCGCGGCTTCCAATCCTGGTCATACTCAGGATCGTCAGCTAACGCTTCAGATATTTGGCATATATCCAAGATGAGTTGTTCATGCTTACTCATTAGATGTCTCCATGTTGGTAGTCAGCGTGTCGCTCAGCTTGGATCTCATCTTCTACATACTCAAGACAGTCTAGGCAGTAGGCTTTGCCTTCTAGTTCTGGGTACATGACAAGGTCTATGTCAGCGGCATTCCAACTTTTGAATTGCTCGTCGCAGGAACTACAGATAAAGCTAGCCATTGATTCTTCCTCCGTAAATAAATCTTGTGCTTGCTGTTAACTCATTGGGTTGAATAGGTGGGGTGTAGTTACTTAACTTTCTTTTTCCAAGGTCTGAATGTCTTGCCCTTCGGATGTAGTTTTTGAAGTCTTGTCCTCCGTTGCCATACCCATTTAGATACCCGTCTTTGATTAGCTCCATTAACACCTTGGTTGCCTGTTGCGGCTTGACCTTGTGCCTAAAAGCTATGTCGTGACAGGTAAATGTATTGCCGCTTAGGTATAGCGTTGACTTAAGCACAGACTGGTACAACTTTTGCCACTTACCTCCGACTGGTCTGCCTCCTTGTTTCATGCGGCTTTCTCCCTGTGCGCCAAGAGATGACCAGCCACGCAGTGAACTGCATCTAATCCATCACCACCGATATGCCAGCTGATAGTTTCAGATAGGTTGCCGGGCTCACACTTCCAGTCATAAATGGTTGCGCGTATTGTGTCCGTGCTGTCTTTTGGATTGGTAAACAGTAACGACCATTCAAAGTTACACTTATCATCCAGGTAACTCTCATTTGGCTCACCAAATATTTGAATAAGCTCCTGCCTTGTGGCAAGAGCGTATCCTTGTAGACAAGTACCGCTTGTTGCGGCTTCGGTTTCGAAATCAAATACCATTTTGTGCATCCTCCTCTTCTAGTCTTCCCATGACTCGCTTTGAGATGATTGACCAGTCAATGCCAACAACGTTGTTGTCATCTATGTCTGTTACTGACTCAATAAATATGCTGAAGAATCCTTCTGAATCCTCATGAGAATTACCTCTCGCAATAACATCAAAGATTCCTGCATCGGACTTAACCTCAAACCGATAGGCAAAAGGCTTAAACGGGTTTGATTCACTACTCATTGTTCTACTCCTAGTTCATCAAAGATCCATTGCGTAACAATTGCGTCATCAACAACGTGTGAACAGTCACGGCCCATGCAGGTAATGCTTTCGCAGTAAACAGCAACGAGACCTAAATCATTTTCTCTTGTTGTATGTCCTGTCACCATGATAGTGAAGTCACCCGCTTTAGAATCCACATCAAATTCGTATTCAAAAGGCATAACACCTGTTCGCCGTGCATCTCTCATTGCTTTGGCCTGTCCGAAATTACTAATTTTTGACATCGTTCTCTCCTCAAGTTTTATCTTCATTCATAGCCCAGTGTGTAGCGAAAGTTTCCATCTCTATTTTGAAGGCTTCAAACTCTGCATTACTGGGCACTTTGTTTTCTGATGCACAAAGATCAATGTACATCTTGGTTATCACTTCCCGTTTTTTTAACATCTGATTAAATGTACGCCACTGGTTTTGTTTTGACTCCGGGGTATTGTCCTGTTCCATCTTTTATTTCCTTGAGTTCGTTCATTAGGTAGTGCCACTGGGCGCCGAGTTCTAGTTCTGCCCTGGCAGTACCATCTGATTTCATATCATTAGGTATTTGCTGAAGGCACTTGCGCGCAATGTCTATTGCATTCATTGCTATTTCTAGCGAGTCAATCTTTTTTGACGGCAACACTGAATCACGATTGCTTAGCACTTCAGGGAATAAACTTTTGGCTACACTAATTACCAAGTCGGGATAGATGTCACCATCTGATGAAGTTCTAACCCGACATTCTTCTAGTACGATGTCTGCTTCACATCGTAATAACTGTGGACATAATCGACTGACGTAAGCAGTTGTCCATTTAACTGGATTACTCATAGGTTTCTCCTAAGTGATGAGTGCGGAGACCGGTGTCCCCGTAAGGGAACGGACACCGGCTCCGTGCGAATCACGCCGCATTTTGTTGCTTCATTAGATCCATCTGGCTATGGATATAATCAACGGCGTTCTGTGCTTTTCTTGCTGACTTAACCAGTATGTTACTGTCTTCTTTGATAGCTTTCTTCCAGCTATTTAGATAGCTTGCATGATTCTGAATCTCATATTTGATACCCAGATCAGCACACAACAAGACACTGCCTATCTCTGCCACTAACTCTTCGATAGCATAGAGCTCAGACCCGAATGGATTTTCTATCTTCCTATCTAACCTTTTCTTTGCGCCAGTTGCATGGACACACTCATGGTAGAAGGTAGATTGATAGTGATGCTCTCGCTCAAACTGTCCCTCCATCGGCATTTTGATGGTGTCAATGCTTGGGATATAGCATGGGTCATAGCTTGCATTATTCTCTACTGCTACGCAGAGAGCGTCAGCTATAACGTGCGGAGCTTCTAGTTTGTTGGGTTTGATCTCAGGCTCTGGAAGATAGAGCCCTAGTTTGTTGATGTTCCAGCAGTTGTAAATCTTGGCAAACTTGTAAGTCTTTTCTGGATCATCTGACTTCTTATCTTTTGCTTTGCCCATAAAGATAATAGGCGTTGCTTTCTGCCCTTTAACTGACAGACCTAACTGCTCTGCTTGGTTGAAAGTGACGTAATGTCCGTCCTTGTACTCGTTAATTGCCATGTCCACCATGCAAGTTATGGCGTTCATGCCTGTGTACTTGTGTCCACTGACATGATTTCGGGGGCGTGTTGACATGGATTGCCAGGTCTTTTGCCAAGACTCAGGCGTCTCCATTGCTTTGAATATAAGATCAACGATACGTTGATATCGATCTTTTCTGTCAGCCATAATGTTTCTCCATAATATTGACAGTTGTTTAAGTTAGCCCATGTGTGACTAACATTGCTAATAATGCACCAAGAATGCCAAAGATGCACTATCTTTCGGTTATCATTTCACGACATCGACATAGTATGTGTCGTTAATTATGTGTTGCCGCTCGGCTTTATTTATTCCATTAGTTCTTTATCAATTGATGGAACTTCGATGGCAGTTTCGCTATTAACTTTCAGTACGCGATGATCTTCTTTGGGTGAAGACTTCATCACCTGTCCAAGATAAATAACGGCATCAAAATAGTATTGATATTTATGAAGCGTTATCCATTTGCAATCTTTTATGGAATAAAACTGAACGTAATACTTTGTCTTTGGCTCTTCACTTATCTCCATCATTTGCTTCCTTTTGTGCTTGGTCTTTAGCTTCCATGACCTCGTTATAGGTTGGGTAGAAGTGTGTTGTTAGGGCTGACCTCAAAGACTTAAGCTCTGACCATCGACCGTTTTTTGTTCTTGTTTTGGGTGTTTTGGACAGGGCATATTGGGAGGGCTCAAGGGGTTTCTCGGAGTATTGCATCTCCCCTTCGCCATCGCCCGGCAGTTGACCGTATAAACCTCTGTGATCAGCAACAAATCCACCGTACTCAGTGAGGTCATAGATGGTTGAAGGTATATAGATGTCGGATACTTTGTAGTAATCAGCCCAATCATTGATTTCTATTAGCATATAGCTAACGGCTTCGGCAGGTGTCTCGCCGTATCCCCAGCAAGAGCCCATGCCCATTGAAACAAAACACAAGTAGTCTTTTCTCATTGCTTGTTCTCCTTTAAAGATTTCTGTTTGAGTTCGTATTCCCAGTCTTCGAGCAAGCTGGCTTCTGTTTCACAAATATGGCACCAAGTTGCACACTCTTCGTCGTCGTACAGATTGGCTTCTGGTAGGTGAAAGGAAAAGTTCATGTGGTAGTCCTGCTTACCGCATTCAGCACATACCAAATGTTCGTTGTAATAAAGCTCATACGTAGCCATGTGCTCCTCCTTAATACCAGCAGTCGTAGTAAACATGGTGGCCTTTCTTGATAGATTTCTCGGCCCACTTACAGAAGGCAAGGTCTTGTTCCCTGTACTCAAGAGCAGATTCATCTTGGAACTGATGACCAAAGAAGAAACCACCATAAGATTCAGGCAGACCTCTGTTATTGAGCACACGCTCAAGTGTTTTCACGACCTCAAGTGTGAGCTTGATGGGGTTACAGTTGAAGGTATCGTCTTTATTGAAGAGCTCTACCTCACCCGCGCTGACAGCACTATCAAAGAATGCCTGTAGCTTGGCGTGTTTGCGCCAGTAAAAGCCATCGCCTATTTCTTTTGGTGTTTTATCTTCAGTGCCAATGGCTTCGCGGGTTGCAAATGCGTATTGATCTAGTCCCATGGTATTTCTCCTTAGTTGGATAGTAAGTGTTGCAACGTGCCAGGTATCTTGCGTTGTGGCACATCTTTGGTGTGTTGCGTGTGTCGTGTGCGAGTTGGCACAAGACGCATCTCCACATCTCCACATTTCCCATCCTTCCGGGTGGTTGGATGGTCAATGATGGTTAGCGGGTTGGTTGCTTGAAGGTTTCTCATGAGCAAAAAAAGGAGGCTTACGCCTCCTTCTCCTGCCGGTGATCGTCATTGTGACTGATGCGTTCAGCCTCCGGCTTATTTTCGTACTTCTCCTTGAGGGCCTCAAGCTGGGCCAGATCAGCCTCGACTGGATCTTGAAACCGCATCGAGATGTATTCGTTGCCGTTCTTTGTCTTGCCTGTCCAGATGGAGACTTTAAAGATCTCTCCTCGGATGTTGATTTCCCCTCTGTGTGAGGGAGATTTGTCGCTCTTGCTGTAGTTGTTCGTATAGGCGACGCCCTGGTTCAAATCTGGATTGTTCATGGGTTTTCTCCATTTTTCAGCCGACATTGGCTGAAGCGGCAATTCCCACGGAGACACCGGTAAATCAAGGGCTTGGTCCGCAGGACTCGGAAAAATCGCGGAGGGTCACAGCAGATAAATGGAGGCAAATCCCGAAGGGATTTATGCCGGAATATCTGCTGGGAGACCGCTATTTTTCCGACCCTTGATTTGCCGGGGGCTCTGCTGGGATATTAGCCGCTTCCCAATGGCGCGAAAAATGGTCAGAAAACCTGAACAATCCAGATATGAATCAGATCAGGCGTCGGCTATACGATTACAACTACCAAGAGGGATAAAGCTCGCTCAGACAGAGCCGGGAAATCCAGCCGGGGAGAATCTATTAAAGTCCCATCTGGGCGGGTAAGACAAAGAACGTTGCAACGAAACATCTTGATCGGCTGGTTTTGCCGGGGATGATCTGGGCTAGCTTGAGCCGTCATGGACACGCGATAAGCCATAGGCTTAACGCCAGTCCAATGACTGCGCCTGCGGAGCAGGTGCGTAAGATTCCTTTTTGGCGAATGGAAACCGAAGGTTTCTGTATCCCGAAGGGATACGAGTAGCGAGACGTATTGACAAATGACTCAACCGTATATAAGATGGAGCCGGAGCAATCCGGCGACTTCTTTATAATTATCCGTCTTACGGATAATTTACGGTTGGGTTATTTTTCAATACACGAGCGATAACCCTCCGTGATGGTGTTGTTATTTACCTTCGGTGGCTCCTTCCCCCATTCACACTCCTATTTCTCAGCCTACACGATCCACGCGGTCTACTTAATTCCATTATGGTACTGACCGAGGGCCTATCCCACGGAAGATAAGGACATTCTGCTGGTGAATAGGTCAATCCCTTAGGATTGATCCTATGAATGTCAGCAGAAACGTCCGTTCTGACCGGGATAGACCCCGAGGGAGGGGTCAGTACTTCGCACAATTGATAGTACCCACCTCAACTTTCAAAAAAGAAAATAGAATTGATCTACCTTCCAGATCAATAACTTAATTTTTATCGAATAAACCGAATGTTCCACGTAGAACATGTAGCCAAAAGCGACACATGGCCTACAAAGCCACCAGAGGGCTCCAGTAGCAAAAAAAGAAAAAGACTAGCAAACCCCTCGTTTACACTTGCTATCCCCCCTAATTACCCTTATAAGGGCTTCTCAGGCCGAATTGTAAGGTTTTTAGGAAAATGCCTCAGAAACATATCCGAGCATTAACGAAGATGGAGATGTCTGACCAGCTTCACCGGATGAAATCGAGGTTTTTGTCGAATGATCGGGTAGAGGAGTTTGTCGATTTCCTTTTTCAGACAGCAATGGATGATGACCATAAGTGTCAGCACGTTGCGATCAAGGAGGTTTCTAGCAGACTTCTTCCCCAGGTTTCTTTTTCAAGCATTCCGAATCATGGTGGATCGGCCATTCAAATTAACATCTCGGGTTTGGAAGCGAAGATAGAAGAAAAGACGGTATCCGATGCCGAAGACATATATGCCCCGAATGGGCATGGTGAAATCTTGGATATCGAAGAGGATTAGTAATTGGTCCAAAGGCAGTTGGCGCGGCCAGCAGGAGGGTGCTCCCCTTGACGAAATTGTATTTCTTCGAGGGTCGGTCGTAATACCGGCATATACGCTAATTCTGCGGCTGAGGCTAGGAAGAAGTGTAAGCGGGGCTGTGGCAAGATCGTAAAAGTCTTGAATAAAACTCCGCCAAAAGGCGGCGGATGGGATAGAACTCGAAAAGATGGAAAGAGCCCTGCAAAATCTGCCCACGGAAAAGGACGGGGATATGGCCCCCCGCGAAAGAAGGGCTAGGTAGGTGGAAACCTTAGACCTATCGCTATTGGATTGGCAACGGGACGTTCTTTCGAACGCCGCCCGATTTAAGGTGATTGCCGCTGGTAGACGGACGGGAAAGTCCTATCTGGCGGCGGTAAGCCTGATTCTATCTGCCCTTAATGGAAAGCCTGGCAAGGTCTTTTACGTGGCTCCGACCCAAGGTCAAGCGCGGGACGTTATGTGGAATACCTTGTATGAGGTAGCCGGTCAGTTTATTACCCACCAAAACATTAACAATCTGGAGCTAACCTTGCACGGTGGGCACAAGATTCACCTAAAGGGCGCAGACAGGCCGGACACATTGCGGGGTGTTAGCTTAAAGCATTTGGTCATGGACGAATATGCGTTCATGAAGCCAGATGTATTTGAAAGTATCTTGCGTCCTGCGTTATCTGATAGGAAAGGCACGGCGTTGTTTATCGGAACCCCCGAAGGCCGGAACCATTTTTATGATCTTTATTTGGGTGCTCACGACTGGAAAGATTGGGCTCACTTCCACTACACCTCCTTTGATAATCCGATAGTGGATAGGGAGGAGATCGAACACGCAAGAAGCACCCTTCCTAATTACGCCTTCTTACAAGAGTACATGGCGTCCTTTGACGCTAAGACGCAAGGACACTTCAGTCCAGATAGCTTTGATTACTACGAAGAAAGACCCCAAGGAAGGTATGACGTTTATCTAGGCATTGACTTAGCTGGATTTAAAAACGTGGGGATGCGTAAGTCTAAGAAGCGTGACGACTCAGCCATTGCTGTGGTGTACGTCAACGATGAAGGTCACTGGTACGTTGAAGATATCATCCACGGTCAGTGGTCTCTTGATGATACAGCTAAAAATATCTTTAGCACCGTAGAAAAGCACCGGCCTGTTATCACAGGTATTGAGAAGGGGATAGCACAACAGGCGGTGTTTTCTCCGCTACAGGACATGATGCGCCGCACTAGCAGGGTGTTCAGGCTGGAACCCTTATCTCACGGCAACCAAAAGAAAGAAGACCGCATTTTGTGGGCTCTGGCAGGTCGATTTGAGAACAGGCTTATTCACCTCAAGAAAGGCGCGTGGAACGCCCGATTTGAAGATGAAGCAGGAAATTTCCCTTCTGTCTTAGTTCATGATGATCTTATTGATGCGCTCAGTTATGTAGACCAGATGGCCCGTGTTCCTTACTACACAAGGACTGATTTTGACAATGACGACTACGAACCTCTCGACGCCGTGGCTGGATACTAAATGGAAGACTTAGATCACATTGCAATCCAAGAGGATCTTCACGATTGGGTCTTTGACCTTACGGAATCGTGGAGACATCACTACGAAAACAACTACCTGAATACCCATGATGAGTATTTCAGGCTTTGGCGTGGAATCTGGACAGAGGAAGACCGTACTCGTGACAGTGAGCGGTCTCGACTGATTGCGCCTGCGCTACAGCAAGCCGTAGAGAGCAATGTTGCGGAGATTGAGACAGCCACATTCTCTCAGAGCACCCTGTTTGAGCTAGATGATGACGATGAAAACCCCCAGGATGTCGCGTTAATCCAGAAATTACTCCACAAAGACTTTGAAAGAGCCAATGTCCGACCTGCTATTGGGGAAATTTTGATCAATTCTGCGGTCTACGGGACGGGAATTGGTGAGTTAGTCATTGAAGAGTCTACGGAATACCGCCCTGTCACCCGCCCGATGGACGGAATGGAGGGCGCACAGCTAGGAGAGTACGGGGTTGAGAAGGTTACCCGCCCTCTTATCCGCCTTAAGCCCATTTTGCCTAAGAATTTCTTGATTGAGCCCAGTGCTACGTGCATTTCAAGTGCTCAGGGCGTGTGTGTTGACGAGATGGTAAGCCTACACAGCGTAAAAATGCTGATTGAGCAGGGTGTTTACCGTGATGTTCTCCTTAATTCAGACGCCGCTGACCTAGATTTGGCAAAGGATGCCGAGTTAGTAGTCCAGCCAGAGGGAACAATTCGGGTTAAGCGGTACTACGGCCACGTACCCCGTGATCTTCTTAAGGAAGCAGGGGTAAGTGAGGAAGATATCGAGGAGAAGGGCGAGTTTGTTGAGGCTATAGTGGTGATTGCCGATGGTGAGATCCTAAAAGCCCTTCCTAATCCTTATATGTGTCAGGACAGACCGATTACGGCCTTTAGCTGGGACAAGGTTCCCGGTAGGTTTTGGGGTCGCGGGGTATGCGAGAAGGGTTACATGAGCCAGAAGGCTCTTGATGCGGAAATGCGCGCACGTATTGATGCCCTCGCACTGACTACCCACCCGATGATGGCGGTGGATGCGGCAAAGATGCCCCGCGATTCCCGTTTTGAAGTAAGACCTGGCAAGATGATCTTGACCAACGGCAATCCGGCTGAATCGCTGATGCCATTTAACTTTGGTCAGGTTAATCAGATTACTTTTGGTCAGGCACAAGCCCTTCAGTTGATGGTTCAACAGGCAACGGGTGCGGTTGATAGCGCACAGTTAGCCCAAGGTCCGAGCTCAGACACCACAGCGGCAGGTATTTCCATGTCGATGGGTGCGGTGATGAAGCGTCAACGCCGAACCTTGGTGAACTTTCAAGAGAGTTTCTTTAAGCCCTTGATTAAGAAGCTGGCGTGGCGATATCAGCAATACGATCCAGAGACTTACCCGGTCAAGGACTTTACCTTCACGGTTGTCAGTAGTTTAGGCGTGATTGCGCGGGAATATGAGGTGGGTCAGCTAGCGCAGATCCTTCAAGTTACTCCGCCGGATTCTCCTTTGCACTCAGTCATCATGAGAGCCATCGTTGAACACCTGAACGTAACGTCTAAGGATAAGTTACTAGCCGCCATTGATGGGATGGGCCAGCCCAACCCCGAGGCACAGCAACAACAGCAACAAATTCAACAAATTCAGATGGCACTGCAAGAGGCGCAGATCCGAGCTATTCAGGGTCAGGCCGAGGAGTCAGCGGCACGGGCCGATAAGTATCGCGCCGAGGCTGATCTTTATCCGCAAGAGCTCATCCTCAAGTATGGGGATTCAGACAAGGACGGAAGGACTGACGACGACATTGAGAAGCGTTTGAAAATTGCCGAAATGCTCATGAAGGAAGAGCAACACCAGATTGCAAGAGAAGAGAAACTTCAGCAGATGCAAATGGCAAAAGACCAAATGCTTCAAAAACAAAATGAACAGCAAGCACTTCAGCAGATGCTAGGACAAAACGCACAAATGCTAGAGGGAGTAACTTTCAGTGAGTGATCTAAGCCTCTATCAAATACTTCAGATTGTCCGTGATGAGATCAAGAAGTCTCAGCTTGGAGAAGTCAAGAAAATAATCGGACCCGCCGGAGAAAAAGGCGAGAAGGGCGAGGTTGGCGGTCAAGGCATCCAAGGTCCAAAAGGAGACAAAGGGCCAAAGGGTGATCGTGGGCTAAAGGGCGATAAAGGTCCGAAGGGGGAAGACGGCAAGGACGGTAAGGACGGTGACGATGGTGTAGGCATTGCTCGCATTGAGCAGGAAGTAGACAACGCCATCGTGATGCACCTGACTGACGGCTCGAGCTACATGGTGGAGATGCCTCTTAGTGAGGGCGGCACTATAAGCGAGGTTCACTACAAGGCAATTGGCGGTGGTGGTGGCTCTGGCTCTGGTTCTGGTGGATCTGTTGACCTAACTGGCTATGTCAGAAGGCCAAACAGCAGTATGAATGACCAATGGCTTGCTTACAGGGAAGGATCAGACGGTTCTAAAACATGGAAGGAAATCACTACAGACCTTATTGCTGTAAACCCTAACCCCTTCCGCAATGACAAGGGCCAGTTCATTGGTACGCCCGAAGAGCTTGATAACCTCAATAACCAGCGTGACGTTAATGAATTCTTTTACACCGCAATCAACAACATCGAGGCCGGTGATGTAAACCTTGATGGCTACGCCACAGAGGTGTGGGTAGAGGACAAGCTGGGTGAGCTTCCCCCTGGCACGATTGTCTCAGACACGGCCCCCGCTGACTCAGAGGAAGGGCAGTGCTGGTACGACACTGTTCGGCTGGAGTTGTTTGTCTTTGCAATGAATGCATGGCTCCCGTGTTCGCCCTTGGGTGCGAGGGTTGAGCAGGGTGAGATATTACAGGCTCAAATCTTAAGCCGAGTTGAGGCGGGTGAGGTTCAGCAACAGACGTTGGTTGATACCAAGCTGGGCAAGGCAGAGGCCAACGAGGTTGCTAACAGTTTCCGCATCAAGGGTTCTGGCGGCACTTACATCAGCGCATCGGGTGGTGAGCTTGGCCTGTATCACGTTAAGTATCCCGAGGCAGAAACCCATGCCGCGACTATGGGGTACGTTGACGATGAGATAGCCAAGGTTCCCGTGGCTGGAGGTGGCCCT